TCCAGAGCGTCTTCAATAAGCTCACCCGCAGCAGTAAATAAGCCGCTTCCTGTAGCAGAGCCAACTTTAATACCAGCAGGACCACCTCTTGCGCCAATGACACCACCAACAATAGAGCCTACGGTTCCTGCGGCAATGTCAATGTTGTCTCTCCACCAAGAGTTTACGCTCTCGTCTTTACCAACAAAGTCTTCTGGAGCAAAATCCCCTCTACGCACAAGCTGCTCACGTATTTCTTGCGGAGACATTGTTGCTGCTCGACCACCCAGTTCAACCACTTCGCCTGTACGAGGGATGACAACCTCGATAGTTTCTTGATTATTCTCAGGCATTGTTTTTTTCCTTTATAGATCAATTCTTCGGCGCGGTGTTGTTGACTCTGTTCCTCTAACAATACCATAAATATTGTCTGAAGCAATATTAAATGCCCGTCTGTGAGCGTCTATATCTCCATTGAATTCTTCTGAATCCAAAGGATTTGAGTCAAGCCAGTTACTCAGCTGAATGTTCTTTTGAGCACCGGCGATAGCCCTTTGAATAAGAACCCTGTTAACGCCAGTAGAGCTTTCTAAACCAGCTTGAACTTCTGCCAGAATACGCCTTTCTCCTTCTGTTGGATTGGCGCCAAAACTGCTTCTCAGCAGCCCTAACATGTTTTGACCAGCAAGTTTTTTAAATGTTTCGTAATCCTGCAAAGACTCAATGCCAAGATTTTGAGAAGCCCATGCTTTTGCTTCGGCAGAGATACCTCCAGTATCTCCTCCACTTGCTTCAATTTCGTCAAGAACAGAACCTAAGCGGCTCATGTCGTTTATTACCGGACGGGCTAACATTGCCTTTGAAACAACGTCTGCTCTTTGCTCAGACCACGCCGTTTCGTCAGCAGTAGCCCCGGCTCCTCGCGCACTAACAGCTGCTAATTGTTGTGGAGTCATTCCTGAATCTTTTGGAACAAGCCTTATTTGTCCTACTGGATCTTGTGGAGAACCCCCAATAGGATTAAGAACAGACTCAGTAAGTCCTGTTCTCATGTTGTTCCTTGTTCCGACGTTATACAGATTTCCTTGTTCGTCAACACCATAAGCATTAGAGCCAAAATTAAATGTATTTGATCCTCCCGCAGCAGGATCTCCAGAAGTTTGTCCGGTAAGGTACTTAATAAGGTCTGCTTCTGGCATAGACTCAGCAGCCCTAGATAAAGCCATTTGTCCTCTACTACGGGCAAGCTCAGAAGCCTGTCTAGCGAGACGCTTACGGTTTACTTCTGTTTCTATCTCTTGTTGTCCTGTCTCTAAAGTTTGTATGCCAGTACGTAATCGCTCACGGGCCTGTGTTGCGTACTTGTTAGCGTTTGCAACGTCACCTTTGGCTTGGTAAAAGGCCGCAAGCTGACGCATACCCTCTACGGTATTAGGATCAATACTAGCCAAGAGTTGTCGCTCTCGTTCTGCTTGTTGTTGTGCCCTCATCTGCCTAGGGATTTGACCAACATTCTGAGCAGCAGTGAACAACCCACGACCATAAGTCGGACTTGTAAGCGCCCTAATTAAACTTTCACTGTATCGTGCCATTGTTGTTCTCCTTAAGGACTGGCAGTGCTGCTAGTTGAACCGGGAACTGTTACTCCGAGAGTAGACAGAAGATTTGTTATGTCTCCAATTACACTACTTCCTCCCGTGTTCCCTAACAAAGAAGACAGTAGGCCTGAACCAGCTTCTCCCATCAAGTTAGCGCGTCCCAGAGCAGAAGCCAAGTAAGCGTCAATTCCAGACATAGTAGCTTCACCGAACAAATTAGCACCATACAGGTCTGCTTGTTGCTTCGCAGCCGCCGAAGTAAGTCCGGGAGCAAGAGCGTTAATAAGCTGCTGCTGTGGCAAGTACCCAAGTCCAAAGAACTGGCTTCCAAGACCAGCTTGTTGTGCTTGTTCTGCTTGCGCCTGTTGTACAGCTTGGAAGTAAGCGTTGTTCATGGCTTCTTGTTGTGCTTTGTTCATCTGGAATGTTTCAGGAGCCATACCACCAAACATGTTGCTGCTTACGCCTAAGCGACCTTGAGCCGCCAGACGTTCTTCATTCATAAGCTGCTGACGCTGCATCTCAGGCTGCATTGCTGTTAACATATTGCCGTAGATGTTCTGAGTGCGTTGAGCAGGATCTACCATAGCCTGATTAAAGAAGTTTTGTGCTCCTCCAAACAGGAGTTGGGTCATGGCTGACTCTTCTGGAGACACGCTCATGGTTGTCTGGAGACCGCCGTCAGGCCCCAGAGAGACACCGTACTGACCGCCAGTAGCGGACGTAATGGTATAGGGTTTAAAAGCCGTTTGCTCTAGCTGTGTGTTCGCTAAGTCAGTAGCATAACCACGAGCGCTTGTTCCTATGTCTCCCAAGTCTCCGTAGGCTGTGCCTAGCAAACCTAGGGCAGCCGCACCCGTTGCTATGTCACCGTAGTTTGTAAAAAAGTCTTTGATTCCACCAAAGAGCGAGTCCAGCGGGTTTGTTGCTGGCGGAGAAGCCGACATAGGAGTAGCTGGAGCAGCTGGTTTAGTCGCGGCAGTAGCACCTGTAACCATATTAAATGACGGAGGAGCTGATTGAGTCGCAGCTGGCATAATTAACTGTTGCTGGTAAGGATTTATCATAGTATCTTTCCTAGTAGTGCTAAAACATTAATTTCTTGTACAGAAAACTCAGTCCCGTCGATGTCAGCTTCAAGGCCAATAGTGACAACATTACCAAAGCCAGTAGTGTTACTGTTAATCCTGTTAGTAAGTATTCCAGAACTGTATTCATCGACGTTATACTCAGCCACCCCAAAGTAAGCAGGGCTTTGGCTTCCTGATATTGTTATCTCTTGCGTCTTATACGCGCCTGAAAAATCATAAGCCCACTTCAAAAACATCTGTGCGTTGTTACCACCAACAACAGTTGGCTTAATCTTCTTTAGCATCTTAGTTCTTGACGCATCACCAAATGTTAAACTAGGACTGTAATACTTGAAGCGATAAGTTTCGCCGTTGTCCTGATATCCTGTGTACGTGCTGATACCGTCAACTGTTCCAATGTACAACGTACCGTCTTCTGCTCGTTCATAAGACTTAAACGTAGACGCTGGCCATCGAGTAACACGATAAGAACCATTCTCTACTGTGCCTCTAACATCAAAGCAGTACGTTGTTGTTTGCCCTGTAAACGTCAACAAGTAAAAGTTATTCTCTGGGCTATAGACTGAACGAAACGAAACAGTCTCTGTGTCAATCAAGTTAATAATGTCTCTGCTAATACTAGCACTCAGGTTCTGAATAGGCATTGACTTTTGTTGTAATGTACGAGAAAACGCACGTAGACCTGAGTGTGACAGGAACAATACATCAGTACCTGTGTACTGAACAGTGTCTCTGTCAACACAGCCTACGCCCGATACAGTATCTACTAATGCCATCGTAGCTGGTGACTCAGCACCACCATAAACAACAATGCTATGCTGTCCAAAGATAATTAAGTATCCGTTGTGCGCCGCTAAAGCTACAATCTCATCATAACCATCAGGCCATACTTTTGAAAGATCAATAGAGCCTGACGTACCACCTGAGAAGTCATGACCAATTAACAAGTCAGACCAGTAAACAGTAGACTTATCCGTACCAAAGTCAGCTACCCAAAGACGACCATAAGCCGCCAGAACTTCATGTCCGTGTACGTTAGCAGTGCCAGCAGCGCCACTAATGGAACTAAGGGTTTCAACAGCGCCTGAGCTAGTGCTGTACACAAGTGGCTCATAGCTTCTTTGAAAGAAGTAGATTTTGTCATTAAAGTTTACCGCCTTCCAGTTGTTAGCTGTAATTGAGTAAGCAACAGGAGTCTCGTCAACAAGCGTTGTAGTCCCTGACAGTATCTTGTTGTTACCAGCAGAGAATACTTTTGTGTTACCTGCTTCGTCACGGAACTCTTTAATCAACGTAATAGCAGCAGAACCAAGCTCAGTCTTGTCTGTTGTAATAACACTATGGCCCTTGCGAGCAGCAATTCGACCGCGCTTGTCAATGACAGCGTTGTCTGCAACGTCAGCAAAGGCTGTGTCCTGCTGTAACGGCGAGTCTTCGGTATTAATACCTTTGAATGCCGGAGCAGCTAGGTTAATACTTTGAAGTTGTTGTGCCATATTATGAGTACCACACCATTTCTTCTGGATGTTTAGCGGCGTCTAATGCAACAGCGTCTCCTAAGAACTTGTCTGCAATTGCAAAGTATTCTGCTGCACTTGTACCGCCTGTTTCGCCACGTTCTCGTGCTAACATAGCAACAGCAAGATGAACAACAGGTGCTGAAGGAATTAACAAAGTATCCTCATCAGTAGACAAGTCACCCTGTCGTTTTGTTACGTTAAAGCGTAAGCTGTACACAGCGTCTGGAGTAGGGTAAACAAGAACTTGAGTATCACCGCTGCCGTCTAAGCCATCAAACGTATAAGTAGTAGGCGTTCCTTCAAGAGCACTTCCAGTATATAGCTGTTCGTTAAACCACGTTTTAGTTTGGTATTTCATAAACGAATTGTTTGTGTCGTTAATAACATCAAACACTTTTACTGAATCGCCTGAATCAGTTAAGCTGTACTGGTTGTCAGAAGCTACTGTAGGAATAACAAGAGTTGTACGCAAGCCTGACCAATCTGCAGCGTCCTCAACAAGACGCTTCGCATCATTAACAAAATCACCTACCATTGCACTGTACGTGTTCTCCGATACAGTTGTAACTACGTCTTCACGCAGTCTACGCAGTACGTTGTTTACAAGATTTAAATATGTCATACGAGCATACCTTGTTTTCTATTTGATATAGTTCTGTTGAAGAGTCCGTCTAGCTCTCTCATATAATCTTTCTGCTGTGGCAGCACAGGCGCTAACATCTGAACAGGCTGATAACCAATGCTTGTATAGAACGGAGTAAAGCCATCACCAAAACCTGACCGCGCTGCTTTCTCTGCTGTTGTTTCACCTGAGCCATCACCTTCACCGGAACCAGTACCAGTGCCAGTACCACCGTTTGCACCACCACCTGCGCCACCTTCTGCACCACCATCAGCAGTGCCTGTTCCTTCAGTAGCTGTGCCTGTAGCTGTGCCGTCAGCAGTAACTGTTTGACTGCCATCAGGAGAGCCACCAAGTATTGTGCCTATAGTGTTAGCAGTATCTAGTATAG